AGTGGAGTCCAGGGAGTGTGCTTTAGAGGTGAACTAGATTCACTACCTTTGATAATCTTGCCATCACATTCCTGATGCCATTTAACTTGATTACCAACATACCTAACAAGAGTGAATACTTCAGCGTTCTTGCTTCCGTATGCTCCAGTTGCTACTCCTAGCTTTGGACCGTCTTCACCAGGGCTATTGGAATCAGACCCACTCATATCAGCCGTTGTCGCCTGGAACTCTGGACCGAGCTCTTGTCGGTCAACGAGCTCTCTTGTGACTATCTCTGTAACCTTGCCGTTACCATCACGGCATACAACATAACGATCAAGAGGGAAAGCACGTAGTGCATCTTTACCTTGAAATAGTAAGCAGTTACCAGTAACCACAAGATGTTTCATAGCAACATGAAGAAGTGAGCGATCACTTGTTTCATTGATGTGTTGCATTACAACCCTCTCCATCTTGTTTAGAGAGAGGTCAATTTCAGAACGAACTTCAGGCCCTATATTGGGCATATTTTGAAGTTCAGCATCATTAATTTGTAGCTTAAAGAAGCTTGTATTGATAGGGAAAAGACTCAACATCATTTTTGAAGCCAACACGTTGACTCCTTTGCTGCCTTGCGATTGCCAAGGCGTCGGAAGTGGCTCACCATTCCCATGACCGTCCGGGGTAAGGAGGTAAGGAAGGGTGAGTGCCGCACAACGACGACCCATCTCCAAAAAGTCTTCTCTCTCCGCTACACCAAATTGATACCGTGCTTGTGCGGATGATTTCATATTAAGTAGGGATATTTAAGCCTGTTGAAGAACTCTTACCTTTACCAGAACCAATAGCGTTATTTTTGTCAATTGTCAATTTAGACCCCTTAGAAGCCTTCTTCTTAGTAGCAACTGAATTGGTCTTGATAGTAGGCTTTACGTTGTTATCAACCAATATGGGAGGTGCAACTGACAAATCAAATGTCTCATTGACACCAGTCCCAGGATTCATTGGAGCTACAGCATCCCCAGGAGCACCAGGCTTTGATAACGAATAAAACATATTTTGTCTAGCTTGAACTGGAGGTATTGCAGCAATACGTGCTTGCTCAGTTGCAAAGTCTCTTTGCTGTTGTTCCATTCTTGCTTGATCTTCCTGCGCCTGTTTGCGGTCTCGTCTATATCGACGATCCTGCTCTTTTTCTCTTTCCTTGCGCTCGCGTCTGTCACTTTTGGACTCTCCGCCGCCGCCACCGCCGCCGCCACACATAAGCTATTCCTCAATTAGTTGATAGATGTAATCAATGACCGCCCGTTGACCGGCGCGGTACATAATGTATTCGTAAGTATTTGTTGGTATTGGATTTGTTGGTGGAAATGCTTCCTCCAAGACTCTCAAAAGAGCCTTAGTATTGGTGTCATCCATACTGCGGTAAATTAATATTGGAGGTCTCGAAAAACGCTGGCATTCTGGACCGCTGTGTTTCAGCCAAGCCTTCTGCCTTTCCTCTTGAGTAAAGACTATCTGACTGTTTAAGCCAAAAGTCTTTGTCGAGATACTTGTTTTCGTTGGTGCCTAGTAGATCCATTGCCCACAAGACTGTTGCCTTTCGTAGTTTGTTTAGCCCTTCAGTTGATGAGAGACCGAGATCATGTGCAACCATTCCATGGAGAGCGACATGGGTCTGTTCATCTCGGCTAATATCACTAGCAAGACTTCTAATCATCATGTCTCCATTAAACCTGAAGAACGGTAGAAGTACAAAAAAGACTGACCTTTCTAGGATTGCTGTTTTAAGGATTGGGTGCTCGGGTGCAGCAAGCCAAGCCTTACGAATTGCCTGGGCTTCTCGCTCTGCGGATGCATCCACACCATGAGCAGCAACGACATACGACAACCCAAGATCATGCTTGTCCTCATCCAACATGTTTGATTGAAGTGCAGGGATAACTCCGGGGTCATTTGGCAGGTCTTTCTCTAAGCCTTGGGAGAGCATTTCCTTAACGGGAAGCTCTAATGTTCGTAGGGCTAAACATCTTTTTAGAGTGGCCTCACAGCCCTCTACTAGCACCCCCTTCTCTCCCTGAACAGGAGTCCAAGAACGTTTACGGTTTAAAATTTTTGTATAGCTACTCAGCGCAGCTGGAGCAGAAGTCATTGTCATCAGAAAAATCAAAGATATTTGCGTAGTCCTCATCCATAATCGAACTCACGTCGTCTTTCCTCAATGTATCTGGGCTGACTTGTAGTGCGTAATAGAGTGATGTCTGCGGACTGCTAAACCAGTCCTGAATAAATTCCTCGTCGTAGGTGACGAAATCGCTCCAATGGTTATATGAATATCCATGGAACATGCCTGTATTTTCAAGCAATTGGCAGATGCCGTTTGCAACTGCCTTGTAATTTTCCCACCCAACTTCACTAGCGATTTCACAATCCCCATAGGAAAAGCTCTGAACGCCAAACGTACCTGAGTCCCGATCTACATTTCTGCTGATGGGTGGGGCGATCTCAGGTGCTGTTGTATTTCCCTCAAGGTCAACGTATTGGTATGAACATGATGCTGTAGGCGCGATTGTAAATGCTCTGTCCATGCCATGAGCACGAGCAACATTAGCTGCATTGTTAATAGCGCTCCGCAGACTACGAGCAATACAAAGCGCCGGAGTCCAGGTAGCTGTCCCATCGTCAACGAGTGTGAGTGCTTCACCAAAAGCGGCATAACTTACTCCATGGATTGAAAGGAAATTGGCAAGTCCAAGCATCCCCAGACCAACCTGTTTATCTTCTGATGGATCGAGATATTCACCTGTCTCACCGACACCGGTAGTAGGATGCAAGTTACACAGTTCAAGCATCCCTTCATAGAAAGCATCATATAAGTCATCAATATCACAAGCCCCAAGATTTACATGGGTAAGCAAGCAACTACCCCTGTGAGGCAAAAAGATCTCCTGGCAAACATTAGAATAAACACGATTACCTTTTTGGTCGTACTTAACTTTAGTTAGCCATACATCTCCAGCCTTTAGTGCCTGAAGAATTTTTTCCTTCAAATTTACTGGAGTTTGTTCCCACCATTCAGGTGTAACTTGCAGACACTTTTTGATCCAAGGTAGCTCAGCACGGGTTGCATCAATAAACTCTTCTACATCAGCATGATTAAGATCAAGGACACAAACACAAGCACCATTTTTGTAATGCCCACCCCTCCTTAGAGTTTCGTTAAGTCCAGAGTAAATCCTTGCAAACGACACTGGGCCTGAAGAGACGAGACCCTTTCCATTCTCTGTACCCCTTGGACGGAGTTTAGATAAATGGACAGCGACTCCTGCCGCATTCCGTAGGGCCATTGATGTATATCTCCAGCTGCTTTCAATTCCATCTCTTCCCTCCATTGCGTCTTCGCAAATGTAAACCGTGCAGCTCACCGGTAATTTTGAATCTGGATTGTCCATCCATGAACGCACTCGACCTGTGCGAGCGATGTAGTCTTTTTTCATAGTAAATCAATTAAAATAGGTTCGGAATAAAACTGTGACTTAAGAACTTTGCCGTCTGCACGAAAGATCGGCTCACCGTTCTCATCGAGTTTGGACATATTTGATTTATAAATACGATCCATGATCTCATCTAGATCCCAACCCTCATTACAAGCATATTGATAACAGGTAAAGACAACATCACCTAACTCTTTAGCTTGACATTCTTTAGACTTAAAGTGATAAGCCTCATGAAACTCAGACCACTCTTCATCGATCAAACATTTCTGAATCGTCCTTGCCGATGTAGTATTCTTTATTTTGAACGTCGTACGAAATTCTTGAGCTTGACGCATTAATTGTGTTTTCCAGTTCATTTTGTAAGTAGTGGATAGCCTTGGTTAAATCTTGAATTTTGGACTCCTTATGCCCGGCACGAGCGATGTACTTGACAGCACAGCCCATGTGATAGTTCAGCTCCTGTTCACGGATAAAATCCCAGACTTCTGTGTTTCCACGCTGGTAGTAGGAAGGGCCTTTGTTCATGGTGTGAATAGAATTGGTGTTTGTGTTTTGGTGTCGTAATCCTGGGCTTGGAGTATTCGAGCCAGCTGCAAGTTACGGAGAGCGTCTGCCTCTGTTTGACCTGCTTGCTTAAATGCTTCGACAACTACTTCCCAGTACTTGCCTTTCGCTTTCTTGAGGATCTGCGCAGCACGTTTCGGTCCCACGCCGATGCAACCTTTGTAGCCGTCAGTAGCATCCCCGGTGAGCGTCTGCTCCCAGAGCTTGTATTCAGCTGCTTCTGGAGTCTGAGTGTATTCGGTTTTGAGATCATAAAGTCGACAAGGAATTTGCTGCATGTCTTTATCTGGCGAGACCAGAACAAAGTCGTCAATTGAACCATTCGTGGCGACAATGCCAAGAACATCATCTGCTTCTAATCGGGGATAGGTTTGTGAGGGCCAAGTTTCCTTGCCCCAATTAACTAACTTTTTATATCCGCAAGGCTTTCGCTTAGTCCGATTGCCTTTGTACTCCGGATCAACATCCTTACGGAAATTGTCTGGTGCAGTAAAGAATAAAATAATCTTGTCGGTATCAAAGCGAGTCAGGAGATTTTCAATCTCGCGATTAATAATGCTTTTTCCCTTGGAGAAAGACCCGACAACAACAGTGACATCATGGGAGAAGTCAAGTTCATCTTCTGATGAAGAGGCGGCGCGATAGAAGAAGAAGTCTGCATCTAGAAGAATCGTTGTTTTCATTTGGCTGTGGGAGTGGAAGTGAGGCTGTAATCTTTTGACCAGAAATCGGACAAGCCCGAAGGTTCCCGGCCCTGGATCCAGCGAACAGTCCAAGAGCAAATGTCACCACCTGGGGTAACAGCTACGGGATAGACAGGTGCAGAAACACAACCGCTATGGGTGTTGGCCCACTTACCAGTTGAATGACGAATCTGATCACATTTAACGTCGATCTGGATGGTTCGACCATCAATGATCATCAGTAGATCAGTTGCTCCTGTCGAGTTAATGTTTGGGAAGACCTCAGCGCCTTTCCAGGCAGCTAAGAGACATACCCATTGTTCAGCCAGATCACCCAGCCGCTTAGTGCTAATGGCATTCCGCCCAATTGTTGCCGATAACAGACTCTGCATCTAATTCACATTTAAAGTTTAGTTGGTGTTGCACGTCCTTCATGGCCGCGACTAGACAAAATGCAGCCTTCTCAGCGTCACCAGGAGCGACGGAGAGCTGTTGTTCATCATGAATGAAGCCCAGTGGGTAATAATCAACCCCGGCCTCTTGTAGTAGCTCGTGGGTACGAATAAGCCACAATTTGCATATAATTGCCCCAGCACTCTGAAGTAAATAGTTCAGGGAAGCGTGAGCCTTTCCTTGTAAACGGATAGGTCTTCCGTCTAAACCTTTGAGCACACCAGTTTTGGCACGCTCGGCTATAGCTGATGAGAGATCAGCAAAGCCATCAAGGTTTTTCAAGATACTGTTCCGAATCTCTTTACCTCTCTTGGCTGCATTCTCTTTTGAAGCACCAGCCGTCAAGCCTAACTTCATGTTGCCCCCGCCATAGATCGTCGCATAGGTAACATTTTTGCCCAGCGATCTTGTGGTTTTATAGATCTTGGCCAGAGCTGTATGAATGTCACCTTCGACTACTTCTTTCGAGAATTTAAAATCATCAAAGACAGCAAGGTAACTGCCAAGACAACGTAATTCCAAACCAGAGGCGTCAGCAGCGACCTGAACTCTTCCCTCACCTGGACCGAATAAGGATCGATATTCAGGAGCACTAGGGACTTGGGCAGCATTAATACGGATATGGGCCATTCGCCCCGTATTAGTATTAAGAATGCAGGAATGATGTAATCGACCATTGTTTTCTAATTTGAGCCATGCGTTCTTACCTTCAGACAGTTGTCCAAGGTGTTTCTGTAGTTCCAAGATGCGAGAAAACTTAAGAGCTTCAGGCGTACCGATCTCTTTAAGTACCTTGTCATCAATCTTGGCTCGACCTGAATCTGTACGTTCTTTGGGCGTCCACCCTCGAAACGTCTCGAAAGCCCACGCCACATGGTCACGGCTTGTAGGACTGAACTCTTTGAGTTTGCACATTGCCGCCCCTTCGACATAACCCTGTGTTGAGTTATTGCGCTTAGGGGTAAACACTCCACCATTTACAAAGAGGAATGTTGATCTCATCTCGTCTGAGAGTGAGTCGAGTTCAGTTCGTAGCTTTCCTTCGAGTTGATGAGCAGCAGCTACATCAAATGGCCAACCCATAGATTCTTGCCAAGACATGATCTCAGCGACCTTGTGCTCGGTTGCAATACAGTCTTTGTACTGCTCCATCTTTGGAAGAAACATCTCTACAACCTTGACGCTGACTTCTACGTCACGGACGCAGTATTCCAACATCTCTGGTGTGTACTTAGACCAATCATTCTCTAGAGTTTTGCCATACTCAGATTTATGACAAGATAGACGATGCCCCCAGCTCTCTAAACTATGACGCCCGTATAGGTTTGCAGGCATTAAGGCAGGTTTGCTCCTAAAATCCCGATCAAGAAGATCAGTGAAAAACAAACGAGACAGAATGAGCGTGTCATAGGTCTTGCCCTTGGGCTCGTAGAACGGATAGATCTCACGGATAAAGGACTGGTCAAATCCAATCCAGTTATGCCCCCATACTTCATCAGCCACCATGAGATTGGTAAGCCCTTGTTTAATAGGGGGATAAGAACCTGAATCGTCATACCGAATCACTTCACCGGTATCGATGTCCTGTGTTACCAAACAATGAATGACAGGATTGGTTTGCCTGAGCAGTCCATTGGTCTCGATGTCTGCTACTAAGCGCATTCCATTATTCGCAGGGTGGATAAGATTCCTGGGAGGTACTCGCGGACTTTTTTGCCACCAGTAAAACGGCCTACCTCTTCCCCGTTGTCATCAACAACAAGGAGAGTTGGATACATCTCAAGCCCATAAGCTGCAACAAGAGCAGAGTGGTTTTCTTTTTCCAACGTGGCAATGTAGTTACCACAAGCTGGGTTGAGCTTTAAAACTTTATTGAGTGCATCTTTAGTAGTGATGCAGGGCAGGCAATCCTGTTTGGTGAAAAGAACGGCTCTAAAATTCATAGTCGGTTGTGGTAGTGGAATCGATTGGATCAAAAAGAGCAGGCATGAGGCGTCCTGTTTCTTTGTCGTAAGCAAGCTCCCCAGCTGGACCTGTCTGACCGTTAAAGCGGTTCTTCAACACGACAAGCTTGGAGCGATTGTCCCCTTTACTGATGTCCCGTTCCAGGGCAATAACAAGATCGCTTAGTTGAGCTATTGATCCAGATCCGCGAAGTTGGGACATAGATACACGCGCACCATCTTCATGACCTTTGTCACCTTGGATACGTTTGAGATGAGAGACTAATATCATCCCAATATTACATTCCTGAACAAATGATCTCAGCTTCGTCATTACAATGTCGATCATCTTACGCTCGTCATGTGAATCATTACCTGACAGCAAAATGCTGAGGTGATCAAGAATGACCCATTCAACCCCGTGAGTCTTAACGAGGAAGCGGATGTCATTTAGCAGAGCGTCAGGATCAACACTGCCGAAACCATCCCGCAGGAATACCCGACCAGAACCGAGAGTACTATCGAAGGCTTTACGAAAATGCTGTTCATCAATTTGGTTATCCAGGTGAAGTGGTTTGTTTGCAGCTACGGTCATTAGACGAAGACCGGTTCGTTGAACACTTTCCTCAAGTGCTATGTGAGCAACTGTTTCACCCTGTTCTATAAGGTGGACAGCGAGTTCTCCACATGAGGTGCTCTTTCCGGCTCCAGATGCGGCTGTGTAGGTAACCACTTCCCCACGCCTAAGGCCACCTGTAATGGTATTGAGAGAAGGGTAAGGGTAATCAGCATCGCGGCCATGTAATGGCGTGGAGACCAAATCGAAAAGGTCTCGACCGTCGATGATTGCTTGCGGGACATAGGAGCGTTTGTTGTAATAAGCTTGGCGAATTGCCTCACCATCACCAGCCATAAGAGCCTCGGAGGCATCTTTATAACCGGCGATAGTTGCGATGAAAACTTGATCAGACGGAAAGAGAGCAACGCACTCCTCCATAGCCTGTTGGCCTGCTGAGTCCCCATCAAACATGAGCACAATTTCAGAAAATCCAAGAAGGAATTTCAGCTGAGCTTGCAGACTTTTTTTGGCTGACTGAGCACCATTTTGGACGCTCACTACTGGCCAGTTATTTCTGGCCTGCCAAACTGAAAGACAATCAAATTCCCCCTCAGTAATAACAATAGTTTTGCCACTACCAAATAACTGCTGACCAAATAGCTGCTGGTCTACGTTCTTACCTTTCCAGGTGAAGTTCTTTTGTTGATCGCGCTCTTTATAAGCAACGACCTGACCACCAGAATAATAAGGAAATCTAACTACAGGTCCAGATGAAACCTTGACGTTGAATTTCCGACAGGTTTCCTCTGTAAGTTTCCTGGTTCTGATTCCCGCATAGTCCCCTTGATAGGAAAAACTTTCGGATGCCTGCATTTGATGATTGTGTTGGTGGTGTAATTGACTGTGCAGATTGTCATCGCTGTCACCTCTCCGATAGTGTCCGCATGAGAAGCAGTAGCCACCATTATCAGAATAGATAGCGAAGGCATCACTACTCGGACACACCGGACAAGATTCATGTCGAATACATTCATTTTGCGGGTAGTTGGAGTTCATCGTAGATTTCTAAATACTCATAAAGTTCATCCATGATGAAATCAATTGGAAAACCTTCTACCTCAAGCTCCGCGATGAAAGCATCAAGGCGGAGCATTACTAATCCATCGTTCATAGAAACCAAGTGGGTGGGATATTGGGAAAGATGCACCACTGAAAACCGTGCTTATCGCACCAATCTCCATAAGTAGTAGAACTTTTCCGAGATAATGTATTATTGCGCTGAAAAACAAATCTAATATCAAGCTCAGGATTCTGAGCCTTTACTGCAAGGTGCTTGCTTCGATCGCTCCCCTTAAAGAACCCTTTCGTCTCTATGATTACCCCATTCTTTAATGAAAAGTCAGGGGTATATTTAGATTGAATGGTGTACTTAATGCGATCTACTTCGTAAAGGTAAGGAATAGCTTTTTTATCAAGTAAGTTTGCAAAGCGCTCCTCAAGGCCGGAGCGGTAGTTCATCAGAAGTCGTAGCTATCCTCTGAAGCAGTACCAGAAACCAGCTCACGCACTGCTGGTTCGTCTTGAGTAAACCCATCGACTTTGCCAAACATCGCTGTCACTTCATCTTCTGAAAGAGCGCCACTGTCTAATGCACCATTTCCGGTGGCAAGCTTGACAATTTGGATTCCATGAACAACTAGCTTTGAGCCGATCTTGCCAGGAGGCATTGATGGCTTATGGCTCACGATCATGTTTACTTCTGTGCCTTTTCTTAAGTCACGTAATACAGACTTATCAATAGGAGATCCCGTTGAATCAACAAACACAGGCTCAGGGTTTCGGCTTTCGTTGCTATAGCTGTACGAAACAAGTCCTTCTTCGGTTCGCTCCCAAGGAGCAAAGTCGACTAGAAATTTACCTTTAGCCTTGGTTTTACACCAGTCGAGAATACCTTCTCGCTCTTCTTCCATCTCAGCAATGATGTCTTTAGGGAGGGTGTATTTGAAGCCTCGATTGTTAAATTGACCTGAATCCTCAAAGACATTGATAAAGCCAGTGAGTGTGGTTTTGAACTGGTAGCGGTTAGCCATGGGTGAAATTGTGGGTGAGTTGGTTAGATATGTTGATTGGATATTTAGTCTTCATAGATGGAACAACATGCAAGAAATTCAGTGAACTCCTCATCAGTTAATTCATCGATCTCTGCTTGACTTAATTGGCAAGCTTTTTCGAGGGTCACAACACTTGTGAGCTCGTCATATGTCATATCGGAGTAATGAAAAAGGCTCATTAGTTATGCGTGTTAGTTATCTGTCTAAGTGGAACTGATGAGAGACCAATAAGAAAGGGGGATGTGACTCCCCCAGGTGCTCTTCAGTTGCGTAAGTGGGACTTGATTTCAGCTGAACCTAAAACCAGCGCGTCTACCAATTCCGCCAGATGGGCCAAGGGATCTCAGCGATTGAGGATCCGTCGTTTTGAGTAGTACACCGACCAAAAACAGGGTGTTTTAGGGGTGTGCTAGTCGCATTAGATTGCCATAAGGGCAGATCTAGTGGCCGTGTCACTGGCTTTGCAGTATTTCAGAGCCATCTCAATGGTCGAGTGGCCAAGGGCCTCTTGAACAATGCGAGGGTGTGCAACTGCGCCTAGCGCTGTGCCGAATCCGTGCCGAAGACTGTGAAATACATAGTCCTCAGTAAACCCAGCCCGATTCCGTACCTTTTTGAACGCTCCATAGAGCTGATCTTTGTTGCGCCAATCCTCTCCAAAAAGACGATTGTTCTGCAAGCGGTCGAGAATGATCGGTTTGATTGCCGGGTTGACGGCGATATTGCGGACCTTGCCGGATTTCGTGATGTTCCAGGGCTTACCGCCAATCACTAAATGATTGAGTGCCGGGTCGTAATCAGCTGGACGGAGGTTAAGCAGTTCTGCTTGCCTGAATCCGCCATAGAAGGCCACGAGCATGATGTCTGCCAGGTTGTTGCCCCAACGATCACCCCATAGGTCACGGGCGATTGCAGCCATGTTCTGGGTGTCGTCCTTTGTGAAGTAGGTCTGCCGACATTCGGTCTCCTCAGCTCTTTCAAACTTTGGACACTTCACGTCGTGCAACTCACAACTGTGGGTGAACTTCAGGACGGTGGAAGCTGCTGACCTGATCCGATTCACAGTGGCGTTTGATTTGCCCTGTTCTTGGAGTTCAGATTTGAGCTCTATCCACCACGCAAGACTACTCATTCGCCTTAGTGGAAATGAGCGGCCACCAAATTCGGTCACATGACCTGCATTGATAAGCGCAGTTTTTGCTGATCTGGTGCGTTTCCAACGGTGCTGAAAAGTGAAGTCAAGGGCCTCACCCCAAGTCTTGACTTTCCCATTGGTCTTGGTCATGACTTTCAACCTCTTTGAAGGACATGGATTTGATGTTGCTGATCAGGTTTACCCATTGCTTCCCTTTTGGAGTCAGGAACAATCGAAACCGTTTGTAATCTTCTGGATCCTGCTCACGCCGGACCAGCTTCAAGCCTTCCCGATCTTCAAGTCTGTGCTGCTCGCCTAACCACTGGACGTTCCGTGTGACTGAAGACGATGAGAGACCAGTAGCCGTGGACAGGTCACCCATACGACAGCCGTCGTGGGACATCACATAGAAAAGGGTCGAGGCTAGCTGCAACGGAAATTCACGTTCACCAGTGGAACGGAGCAACTCGATTAGCAGGTAAGCGCGGAAGCAGTCATCTGACGTGAGCTCAGGCTTTGGGGAGGGCATAACACCTCTCTAGCGTGGACTTTCCGATTTTAATTCAAATCCACTAGCACAACTGATAACTTACAAAGCAGAAAATGCATAAACGCACATGTTGCACTTTTGGGATCATTATTCAGTGGTAAGCACAGGCGCTGCAAAGAAGGCTTCTTCCAGCTGTTCCGCAATCGCAACAAGGATTTCAGCTCTTTGGTACTGCTCGTGCATCACGTAGTAAATGATTCGGTCATCAGTTCTAGTGTTCGGTGGGATACCAGACATCAGCAAAAAAAATAAGGTGAATTGTTAACATCGTCAATATTCAAGGTGTTCTTCATCAAATGCTCAGGACGTTCAAGCCCTAATTGATCTGCAAAATCGTACAAAGGATCTCCTTTATAGATTTCAGCATGATGCATTCTGATGTCGGACATCATCTCAGCCGTGTCACAGGAGCGAACTAAAACGCAATCGTGAATAACGCTGAAAGGACGATCCCAATAAGCAAAGGTCAGCTGGATCAGAGCGGAATCTAGTGAATGCACAAAATTAGGTGCAATCGCAGCTTTATGACCCTTGTAATCAACACCGCCATAGCCATCACCAACCATAAACTTTTGAACCTGACCCATTAACTGAGTCTTGATTCGTTTTGTTTTGGGGTGACGAATG